TATCAAGCTCCTCGCGAGCCTCGTTTCCAGCGGCTTCGTCATCGCGGCGATTCAGGGCCTTCCCGATCCTTGGAACAAGGTGGCGGGTGGATTGGTGGCCGCCGTCGGTGCCTACGTCAACTGGGCATCCCACAAGAAGGACGTGCCCACCCCAAGCGGCACAGAAGGTTAGAACCTATGTTTGGAAACATCCTCAAGACCGTCGTCAACATTGCCACCGCCCCGGTAACCGTCACGGCCGCCGCGGCAAAAGACCTCATCGACGTGGCCCAAGGGAAGGATGCCGACGCGCTAGAGCAGAACATCGCCCGGTTCCTCGAAGACCTCGAAGACTGAGGGGTTAGCGTGCATGGATGAAGGGCAGCGGAAAGAAGCCCTGGCGTCATTTGGTCGCCGCCTTAACCCTGCCTCCTCTGGTGTATCTGCTCTGGCCTCGGCTTGAGCCCGAGTCCAACAACCCTATGGGAGTCCTGCGCGGTGTTTTCTTCGGATGCCTGCATGCTCCGATCACCCACAAGGGCTACCTCGATTGGCTATGTGAGACCATCCGCGACTTCAATCCGGATCTCCTGATTAATGGAGGCGACTGGTTCGAGGGCTTGGCGGCGTCTCGTTGGGGCAAGCACCCCAATCAAACGTGGTTGGTCGACCAAGAGTTTAAGACGGTCGGAGAGCAGGCCGATCGGTTCGAAGAGGCCGCGCCGAACGCCCGGAAGTACTGGATGCTCGGCAACCACTGCTCCAACCTCCTGCACGAGCCGTTTCGCATGACCGACGACCTTCGGCAGTGCGTCGGCAACAAGTACGCCGAACTCGTTCAAGGACCTTTGGCCGGCTGGAAGATCGGCAACCCTTACGCGCACTCGGAGAGGCTTCGCCTAGGACCCATCACGATTCAGCACGGATGCGCGACGGGAAAGGGAATCCCCGAGTCTCACCTGAAGGACCAAGCCTACGCCTACTCCCAGCCCTAGGGCCTTCATCTTAGCGTTCACACCCACGCGCCGGTCCCCGTGACCCAATGCCGAGAGCGCAGCGCCTACCTGCCTTACTGGTTCGCCAACGCCGGGACCGGCATGGACTGGGCGCAGGCGCATTACATGCAGCGGGCCAGCAAAGAGCAGTGGGGCCGCGGCGTCGTGCTGTTCGAAGTCAACGAGGCCAGCGTCAAGAGCCGAAAGCCGCACTACGCGACGAAGGAGTGGTCCGCAGAGCTCAGGGTTCACAGCTTCGCCTCTCAGAACCGCATCGCTCAGTCTCGTCTCGCCGCTTAGAGGCTACTCCGATAGGTACCCCGACGATTTAACGCTTTCGTGCCAGAGCGCACGGAAAAGGAGAGCCAAAGTGCTCATCTCAGACATCGAAGAAATCACCCGAATCAACGACTCCATTCTCGAACCACTCGCCAACCTCTCGCGGATAGCGGATCAATCGACCGTCGTCCGGCGCATGGCCGTCACCCACCTGTACGACGCTCTAGAAGAGCAGTTGAAGAAGTTCGTGTCCTGCCGCGAGACTTCGCTCGCCATCACCAACCTGCAGCAGTCACGGCTCTGGAGAGTCGAGGCCATGCGGCTTTGGGACGAAGCGGAAGCCCCTAAGGACTGACGACAAGGCGGCTCTTAAGGGGGCCGCCCAAACCACCATGAAACACCTCCTGCTTATTTCAGCGCTTGCCCTCGCATGTGCTGCGTCGGCCCAGATCGACACCCAGGCCCTTCCGTACTACTCGTTCGGATCGAAGAAGCCTTCCATCGTCGCCATCCACAAATTGGACCTCCCGAGCTTTCTCAGCTTCGCCAAGCCGACGTTCGACAAGTACAAGCTAGAGCTGGACGCATTCGCCGGCGTCTCCACGGACACCAGCACCAGCAACCCCCTGAAAGTAGGATTCGACATCGGACGTTCGTTCACCATCCCAAAGAGCAACTATCAGGTGTTCGCGGCGTTGGCGGTTGAGGTGAGCGCGAATCGTCCGGTGGGCGGTGGGCTGATCCTCGGCGTACGGTTCTGATCTTATGCGCATCCTAAACGAAGAGACGCGTCTCGTCGGCATCCACGAGATCCGACAGCACGAGCGGAACGTCAACGAGGGCGACCTCGGCGCGATCTTCGAGAGCATCCAGACCAACGGCTTCTTTGGCGCGTTGGTCGTCCAGAAGTCCACGGGGAAGATCCTCTGCGGCAACCACCGTTACGCGGCGGCGGTCGAGGCGGGAGCCAAAGAGATCCCGGCGACGTTCATCGACGTGGACGACAAGCAGGCGCTCAAGATTCTGCTTGCGGACAACCGCACCGCACGGCTCGGCACGGACAATCAGTCGGCGCTCGCGGAACTTCTCTCCGAACTGGCGAACACCGTAGGTCTGGAAGGCACCGGATTCGACGGGGACGACCTCGACCAGATCATCCAAGACCTAGCGGGCGGGCCGGTCAAGCCTGAGAAGGAAGCCCCCGAAGCGCAGATCGACCGAGCGGAAGAGTTGCGAGAGAAGTGGGGCGTCGAGCGCGGCCAGCTTTGGCAGGTCGGACGGCACCGGATTCTCTGCGGCGACAGCACGAGCGCGGAAGACGTGGCGCGGCTGATGGATGGCAAGAAGGCAAACGCAGTGCTCACGGACCCACCCTATGGCATCAGTCAGCCAGGAGTGACCAACGATGAGCCAGAGAAGCTGTCGGCGATCGTTAAGGGCGCGGTTGCTAATCTCCCGGTAGAGAACGCGGCAATCGTTGCCTTCCAGAGCACCCGCACGTTCCCTGAGTGGTTAGACGCGACCAGGAAGGCTGGATACCACTTCGAGCGAATGCTTTGGCTTTACAAGGCCGCACAATGCACGTTCCCGTGGAGAGGATGGATTCTGAAGTCAGAATCCATCCTCGTCTCATCTATCGGCAAACCGAAGTGGACGGAGAAGAACCCGTACGCCCACGATTGCTACTACTTGCCCTCGGTCAACGGGGAGCTGGAGCCGGATAGCGGATGGCATGGCTCGGTTAAACCCCTAGAGGTTGTGTCTGACCTACTGGAGCGCATCAGCGAAGCAGGGGATACCGTTTATGAGCCGTTCACAGGTAGCGGCACCACGATTGTCGCCTGTGAGCAGACTGGACGCTTCGGGCGTGGAATAGAGATCGACCCCAATTACGTCGGGGTGATTCTTGAAAGACTTTCCAGCATGGGCTTAACGCCCCAACTGATCGACAATGGCACGAACGCCTAAGCCTGCAAAAACAGGCGAAAAACAGGACCGGGACACCAAAGGCCGGTTTCAGCCAGGAGTCAGCGGCAACCCTGCGGGTGGTGGAAGGCCCAAGGGCTCCGTCTCCATCACCAAGCACCTACGGGAAGCGTTAGAGGCTCAGGACGAGAAGCAGGCCAAGCAACTAGCCCAGGCGATCATCCTGCAAGCCGCCAAGGGCAACGGCGCGGCCATGAAGGCGGTTCTAGACAGGATCGATGGGCCGGTGGTTCAGAAGATCGAGGCCGAGATTGAGGATGTCAGTCTCCTTACCGACGAAGAAAGAGCTAATCGAGCTCTGGCCTTACTTGAGCGAGCAAGAGCGCGAAGAGCTGGACAGGCTGACGACACCTAGCCCGAGGTTTCCAAGCGGCTACGAAGCGTGGCTTAACGAGAACTACCCGCACGTCTGCACCCAGCCGCTTTCCGCTCGGCATCACCGTTTGTGGGGATGGTTCGACAGCCTCACCCCCGGAGTCAAACCCGACGCGAGGGTCGAAGTGTGGGGAAGGGGCGGCGCGAAGTCTTCCACGGCAGAGCTTGGCACGGCCTACGTCGGCTGTAAGCTGTCCCGAAGGTTCGTCCTCTACGTCTCGGAAACCCAGGACCAGGCCGACCGGCACGTCCAGGCGGTCGCGACCCTCTTCGAGAGATTGGGCATCGACCGGCTGGTCAACAAGCACGGCAACTCCAAGGGCTGGCGACGGAATCAGTTAAGGACCGCGAACGGGTTCAACGTCGAGGCGTTGGGATTGGACGTCGCGGCCCGTGGCATTAAGCTGGACGAGTTCCGACCCGACCTGATCGTCTTCGACGACATCGACAATCAGAACGACGGCCCCAAGATCGTCGAGAAGAAGACCCGGGGAATCACCTCCAGCATCATCCCGGCCGGATCATCGGACTGCGCGATCCTCTTTATCCAGAACCTCATCCATGAGTTCGGTATCGTGTCGAGCCTGGTGGATGACACTGCCGACTTCCTTTACGGCCGCGACGTCCCGCCCATCGAGCCCTCCTGCCGCAACCTCCGGACGGAGATCGTGGACCGTGGCGACGGCAAAAGGGTCTACCGGGTCGTATCGGGTGAGCCGACGTGGGAAGGCCAGAACCTCCAGACCATCGAGGCGCAGATCAACGAGTGGGGCTACCAGACCTTCTTAAGGGAGGCCCAGCACGAAGTCAAGGGCGCGGACGGCTACTTCTTCAACCACAACGCCTTTCGGCTCGCAAAAGGGCTTCCAGGGGGCGTAAGGCTACGATTCTGTAGGGCCTGGGACCTCGCGGCCACGGAAGGGGGCGGTGACTACACGGTCGGCGTCCTCATGGCGATGGCCCCGAACGGCGTCTGCTACGTGGTCGACGTCATCCGTGTTCAGTACGAATCGAAGAAGGTCCGACAACTGATCTACAACACCGCCTGCGCGGACAAAGAGCTTTACGGCGAGGTGAGGATCCACCTCCCGCAAGACCCCGGTCAGGCCGGTAAGGACCAGGCGCAACAGCTCTCCGACATGCTCTCGGGGTTCAGCGTCAAGACCGAGCCCGTCACCGGCAAGAAGTCGGTTCGGGCGAGGGGCCACGCCGAGCGGGTCAACGGCGGCAACACCGTTCTGATCGAGGCCGACTGGAACCGCGCCTACACCGAGGAGCACCGCCTTTTCCGAGAGGACGAGGAGCACGAGCGGGACGACCAGGTGGACGCCTCCGCCGACGCGCACGACGAATTGGCGGGCACGAAGGCCCGTGGCCCAGCGCCGACACGAAAGCCCCGTTCATGGGCCTAACGACATGCGAATCGACCCCCAATCTCTGATCGGCACGCCGCACAACCCTCCAGGGTTCGAATCGGTGCGCCGTCTGTCGCGCATGGCGAAGGCTTACCACTCGCTCCAGCCCTACCCTCAGTTTTCTCCCTTAACGAAGGACTGGAAGACCGAGGAGCGAGGACCGTACCCCCGCTGCCTTCCGTTCGTGCGCCACGTCGTCGAGAAGGGCGCAAGGTGGTTGTTCGGGAAGAGCGTTTCCCTTCGCGTCGAGGAGGACAAGGAGACCTCCGACCTGCTTAACGCGGCGTGGTCGGCCAACTCCATGTCTTCGCGCATGATCCCCGGCGCGGTGACCGGAGCCCTGACGGGCGGCGTGGTGCTCAAGTGGAGCTACGACGAAACGAGGTCCGAGCATCCTTGCTTCGACGTGCTCGACCCCTCGGAGCACGTTCGTCTCTACTTCGATCCCTCCGACGTCTCCCGCCTGCTCATGGCGCGGGTTCAGTATCCCGTCCCCAACTACCAGACCGGCAAGTGGGACTGGTACCGCGAAGATTGGACGGACGACACGCTCCAGGTCTACGACCTCCTCCCCTCCTCGGTGGAGCTTGCGGCCGATCCTTACGCGCAGGTGGACATTGCCGACCGGGCCACGGGATGGAAGCCGCTCTCTCCGAAGGCAACCCCCAGCGGAGAAATCCCGCTGACCTACATCCAGAACCGACAGGCCGGCGGGTGCTACGGCGACGGCGACCTGTGGGCGCTCTACCACGTCGTCGACCTCATCAACTTCACTTACAACCTGGCGCACCAGCACAACCAGAAGCACATCAAGCCCGACACGGCCCTGATCGACCTGGAGCCGGTGGGCGACGACGACCCTTCCGCCGGGGCTTCCGCCGAGGTGGAGGTTTACAAGACCGCATCGGACGCCACCAGCCAGGGCAAGGCGCAGCTTTTAGAGGCGAGCGGGTCGGTTCGGGAGCACGTTAAAGGGTTCTCGGACGACCTTCTCAAGATGGTGTACGACGCCTGCGGGTCGGTGGACATCTCTCCCGAAGAGGTGACCAACAAGGGCAACCTCACCACCGCCGTCCTGACCCAACTCTACGCACCGCTCATCGAGGCGACGGAAGGGAAGCGGCAGAGCTACGGCCCCGACGGCCTGTGCCGCTTCATGGAGAAGGTCTCCCGCGGCATGGCCCATCTCGGCGTCAAGGGCTGGAAGGAGGCGAAGGACGTTCAGGTCGTTTGGGCCCCGTTCTTCGAGGAGTCCGAGGACGAGAAGGCCAGCCGCGTCAACCGCCTCTCCTCTGAGGTGGAGAAGGGATTCTCGACCCAGGAGATGGCCCAGCGAAAGGTTTTGAGCGAGAACCACCGCGTCGACGACGTGGAGGAAGTGCTCAAGAAGCTTCCCAAGGAAGCGCCCGTCCCTGCCGGGGAAGCAGGAGTGAACAACAATGGCAAGTAAGACCACCACCTCGGGCGACTGGCGCGAGGATCAACGCAACGGCTACGTCGCTCATTTCGACGAGGCATCCGGCAAGTGGGACGGACCCCAAGACGCGTTCGTTTGGCGCGGGCTCCCTTTCGAGGGGTTCCCCTACTCGAACGAGGTCATCGACGCCTACGACAACAAGCCTAAGAAGGTCCCGCACTTCTTCGACAATCAGAAGGTCTCGAAAGAGATCGGCGGGGTTCCCGTCGAGTGGATCGAGTGGGACGCGGAAACGTCCTGCAACGTCTACCGGAGGCTGGCATGAACTCCGTCACGATTCGGATCGACGAGGGATTTAGCCAGCCAGGCGGCCGCATCGTCGAATTAACGCCCGCACTCGGCGGGGGCATCGTACTGTCCCACCGACACGTCAACGAGAACCCGCTCCCGCGCATCTTCATGGACCGCAAGGAGCTACAGGAGTATCTGCGTCATGTCGTTACCGACGCAGCGATCAACGCGACGGGCGCGAAGTGGACCGACGAACTCGGGATGACGCTAAGCCCTGCCGCTCTTGATGCTGCGAAGAAGGCGTACGGGGTGGAAGCGTGAGTCCGCTTCAGAAAGCCGCGTTCCGGGCCCTAGAAGCCGATTCTGGCGCGGGCGGCGGCGCTCCCGTCCAAACCCCCGAGCCGGACAACAGCGCGATCCGTGCGGCCCGTCAGCACGCGGCCGATCTGGAGCAGCAACTGAAGGACGCGAAGGCGCAGCTCGCCGACGTTTCCGGAAGGCTGACAGAGAAGGAGCGGGCCGAGATGGCTGAGCTCGACCGGCTGAAGGCCGAAAAGGCCGACGCCGACGCCAAGATCCAGGAGCTCGAAGCGTTTCGAGACGAGGCAGGCCGGTACCAGTCCCGGTTCAAGGGCATGTATGAAGCCGAGCTCGCGTCCATCCCGGAAGAGCAGCGAGCCAGGGCGGAGAAACTGACGTCTGCGGGCACGTTCGCCGAACGCTTCGAGGCGTTGCAGGAGCTTAAGGCGATGTTCCCGGCGGCTCCGGTTCAGGCCGGGACGCGCACGAACGTTCCCCCGGCGGGCGCGGTGCCTCCCGCATCGACCCCTCCCCCTCCCCCCGCCTCTCCGAAGGAGTGGGGAAGCATCAATTTCGCCGACGCGGTCCACGCCCACGCCCCTCAGGTCGTGACGGCACAATCGCTGTCCGGCGTCACCCCCGGCGGCAGGCCGACCTTCGCCCCTCAGCAGGGCCTAGGCGAGTAGCCCCACCTCACAGGCGCGTCCGCTCCGCGCCTCTCGAAAGCCGAGCGAGAAGACGACCCCGATCCCCCATAGGAGCAAAGCAGAAAACCCATGCCGTCCGGCATTTCCAGTAACTCGCTAACCCTCCAGCAGTACGCGCAGGAGAGCAACAGCCCTCTGATTCAGCGCGTCGTCTTCTCGCTGCTGGACCCTTACTCGATCCTGAACGACGTTTCGTTCGAGACCGTCTCGTCCCTCTCCGCCCGCGGCGCCCGCATCGTCGGCTCCCTCCCGGCGGTCAACTACCGCAAGCTCAACGGCCAGAGCGCCGTCACGAGCGGCACCGTTTCGCAGTTCAGCGAGCAGGCTTACGTCCTGTCGAACATCATCGACATCGACCGGCTCCTCTCGATGGACAAGAACGCGGTCGGCGACCCGGCGGGCCTCCAGGTGAACATGCTCCTGAAGGCGATCACCTACGACGTCACGGACAAGTTCTTCAACAACAACCACGCCAGCGGCAACGCGGACGCCACCATCGGCATTCGCCAGCGGCTCGACGACACGACCACCTGGGGCACCATCTCCTCGTGCAAGATCGACGGCGGCGGCGTGGACCTCTCGGACTCCGGTCTCTCGCAGGCGAACGCCAACAAGTTCATCCGGTTCATCGACCAGATGCTCGACGAGATGGGCGAGCCCGAGGGCGACGGGGTGGTTCTGTACATGAACCGCAACCTTCGCCGAAGGACGGCCCAGTGCATCCGGCTCCTCGGAACCGGCGCGGGCTTCGACGTCACGCGGGACGCCTTCGACCGTCGCCTCACCACGTACCGCAACGCGGTCATCCGCAGCGTGGGCGTGAAGGCCGACCAGTCGACGGAGATCATCACCTCCACCGAGACCAGCGCGGGCGCGAACGGCAGTTCGAACTTCACCTCGATGTACGGCGTGAAGTACGGCGGCGAGAGCTTCAACGGGTGGCAGATGGAGCCCCTGAAGGTCCAGCCCCTCGGCCAGCGCCTCGACGAGCCGACGCAGACCCGCACCTTCGTGGAGTGGGCGTTCGGCTGGTACCAGACCTACACGCGCGCCATCTCTCGCGTTTACGACATCAAGGTGGCCTAAAGACATGGTAGACGCCCTCAACACCCTCCAGTCGTCCGTCACGAAGACGGCGACCTTCAACGGCTCCGCCGTGACGCTCCCCTACGGGACGCCGCGGCGGGGACTGGTCGCGCGAGTCCTGTACTCCGCCGCGACCAACGCCTCCGGCTCGAACTCGGTCACCTTCTCGGTGGACACGAGCGTCGACGGCGGCACGACCTGGGTCTCGACGAACGCGGCTCCCATCGCGCTCTCGACGACCGCTCAGACCGGCGAGCTGTTCATCCCGTTCAACTTCGCCCCCGGAGCCCCCAGCACGGCGACGGCTCGCCTCTCGGCGACGTTCTCGGGCGCGGGCTCCACTCCGACGATCACCTACTCGGGCGATCTCGGCGACTCCATGCCCTAAAAGGGGAGGCTTGGCCCACCTCACGGGCCTCAAGTTTATGGCGCTCACCTACACCGGCTGGCCCGCGGTTTCGGACCTTCGGGCGCTCGCCCTGTCGTCGAACGTCACCCTCCCGGACGCGGCGACCGACGACCTTCTCCAGATGCGCCTCGACGCGGCGATCCAGGAGCTCACCCAGAGAACCCACCGCCAGTTCCTTCCCGACACCGAAGCCTCGGAGCGAAGGTTCGACGGCAGCGGGACGGGCGAGATGTTGGTGGACGAGTACGTCGAGGTGGATTCGATCACGCTCTATCTCGTTCCTTCGGTGGGCGTGACGGAGATCACGCAGTTCGTCGAAGTGGACCGCAGCACCTATCCGAAGACCCGGCTCCAGATCTACCAGGGTCCGGCCAACGCGCCTTACGGTTGGTTCACCTACTTTCCGCAGGGACGTTCGAACGTTGCGGTGACGGCGAAATGGGGCTACGGGGCGACGATCCCCGCCGACGTGTGGCAGGGAGTGCTCTACAAGGCCACCGCCGAGGCTTTGGACGCCAACCGGCTGACGAAGCAAGGATTGATCTCCAGCGTCCGCGACGACGACCAGACGGTCTCGTTCTCCGACAAGCAGAACGGATGGCGAGAGGCGTTCGATTCGGTGTGCGTCCGCTACAACCGGCCCCTGCGGCAGACGATCGGGCGGAAGAGGCCGCCGCTGCTTTGATCCAGATCGACAACCCCATTCCCGGCCTTCTGTGGAACGACACGATGGACGTCTACCGGCCGTCCAGCACCAACCCCTTAAAGGCGGTTCTCGCGGTGGTGACGGGCGTCCGTTGCCGGAAGATCGACACCGACAACTACGACGAGGACTCGTCCTTCGTGGGCCAGTCGAAGCAGAACAACATCGACACCGCCGACAAGGTGCATTTCGATCCTTCGGTGGACGTTCGCTCGGAGGACTTCCTCTTCGTCACCAAGGCGGACGGGGAAGAGGGATGGTTCCAGGTGGCGGGCGCTCCGAAAAGACGCACCGGCCTTCTGTCTTACGCGAGGGTGAACGTCACCACCACCACGCCCCCAAAGGTCGTTGCCGGGACCTGGAGCGATAGCTGATGTTCGCCGAGTTTAAGGAAGAGTTCATGGGCCTCGTGGCTCAGGCGACGGGATTGGTTCAGACCGAAGGGACGGAGAAGGCCACGCTCTTCACCTCCATCGAGGCGGCGAACCTGTCGATCATCGAGTTTATGAACGACGGTCTGAAAGGGAACCGGGGAAGGCCCGCGCCCCCTTATGCGGCGGTGCAGATCGGGGCGCTCAACCTCGATCCGGACTGGGGCGTGAGCTCTCAGACCTACCGGGCTCCGGTGACGGTGGGGATTGTGGACGCGACGGCCAACGACGCCACGCAGGAGTCTGTGGCGGCGCTTCTGGAGGCCATTCAGGCCCTCATCGACGACCCGGCGGCGAACTTCACTACATTTCAACCCTGCGAACGGTCATCGATCGACGTCAGTGAGTCAAACCCCGTCTTTCAGGCGCTCGGAAGCAATTCCAAGGTGGACATCATCGCCGGGACGATCACCTGGGAGCCTGGGTTACTGCTCAACTCTAGCGGTTAGGGATCACCGACACGATAACGGCCTGATTGAGCCGTATCTCGACCGAAACCGACTGCCCGACCTTCGTCATCTCAGACCTTGGGGCTTTCCAGTAGACCGTAATCGGGTCGAGGAAGGCGTCTTCCGCGCCTTCCATTCCGATTAGGCACTCTCCTTCGAGCCGAACCATCCCATAAACCAAGTCCGTGTGTCCGTCGTTCTCCTCGACCTGAGTCACCACGGCGCTCGTCTGAATCGGCTCCACGACTCATCAACGCACTAGCCCCTTCCTGGGTTGCGAGCCATGCCGAACGACCTAAAGCAACTCTCCAGGGACCTTCGGAGGCTTCGGCGGGAGATCACCGACACGACCAACCGCGCAACGTCGCAGGTCGCGAGGGAGACCGTCAGCTACGCCAAGCGGCTATCTTCCGGCCCCATTCTAACGGCGACGCTCATCGAGTGGGATCACCCGTACGCGAAGCGGCACGGATCGGTCCAGCGCGGTCTAGACGCCTCGGTTATCAACCGTCAGACCGGCCTTTTCTACCGCTCCTGGACGATCTATTACCTCCCGACGCCTTCCGGGATGGTCGTCCCGGTCGTGCGAAACAACGCGCCTTACGCCAAGTACCTAGAGACCGGCACCAGCAAGATGTTCGCCCGCCCGATGGGGCCTCGGCTTGAGTTCTTCGCCGAACGCACCTGGGAGCGCATCGCCCCTCCGCTTTTCGAAGCCGCACTGTCCCGCACCGCCTTCGCGAGATAACCACCATGCAAGAAGAAAACACCCAGACCGTCCGCTACCGCGAGACGGAAGCCTCGGAGCCGTCCGGCTTCCTCCAGGTCGTCCACAAGCGCACTCGCGTCGTGGAGGGTCCTGGCCCCATTCCCCCTGGCGCAGAGCCCACGACCGACGAGACCCACGATTGGGAGGGCGCGAAGTAAATGGCCGCCGAACTCTGGCTCCTCGGTAAGCACCTATCGTCCTTGACCGTTGCCGGTGCGACGCGCAACTCCACGACGGGCGCGTTCACCGTTATCAGCGGCACCGCCATCACCACCTCCGCCGACTTCGTTCGATTCACCCGCACGAACCTCTCGGAGATGATCGTCGCGGTCAACGCCACGAAGACCCACAACGAGCCGACGCTTCTCGACTCCGCATGTTCGGTGGGGGAAATCCGAAAGAAGTACGTCGGCGGCGCGGGTTCAGTGCTTGCGGCCATCGCGGACACCTACACGTATGCGCAGGTGACCGCGGTGACCGGCGACGGCCGCACGGTGGCCTTCCTGGGGCTCATCGGAACGGTCGCGGAGGGCATCACATCGGTCGGAAAGAACGGCTCTGAGATGTCGCTTCTGCCCGTGGACGCCGGTGCGACGGGCGGCGCGGTGGTGACCCAAGCCTAATGCCGCTTCCTCGTAAAGAAGGAACGCGGCGAATGGTCGCGGAGTGGCGGCGGTTCGAGATCTCGGACCCCGCCTTCCCCGTCGTTAAGTACGAGCATCACAAACCAGATGGCACGAAGGAATGGCGGGAAGGCCCGGTCGTCATCGTCTACCTTCGTCCTCTGCTGGGGATCGAAGTGGACAAAGCCGACGACTCGCGCATCGAGTTCGTGCGGCGGCACGTCCTTGGCGGTTTCCAGAACGAGGTAACCGATGAGTGGCAGACGACGCCCAATCCGCTCCTTGTGGAAGGCAAGCCGGTTCCGCTCA